CCAAAACCACAACAACACATTTCAGCACCAGATCCACCAGCACCCCAAATTTCAATAGTTGCTGTACCAGCCGATGGTGCAACCCAACAAACGTGACATCTAAAGTTCATTGTTCTGCTTGAGAATGATGCGTATTGATAGATTCTACCTTTTTCAAGGTTAGTTTCATTTCCTACTGAAAAATCATATTTGGTTTGAAGTAATGTTGTTAAACTTGCCATAATATCTCCTTAAGCCGTAAACCTTATTCTGACACCACCGTGTCCACCTCTGATTGCGTGATCTCTAACACCTGGACAAGGGTTAGGTCCTCTACCACCTGTTCCAATAGGCATAACAGGTACACAACCATCATTTTCGTAACAACCACAAGCCTTACTCGCTCCCCAACAAGTTGCAAAAGGTATACCACCTCTTGGGAATCTGCCTGATCCAAGTACACCTAAATGTTGGTGATGACCTGAACCTGACCATTGAGCAAAGTCATTGTCGTTTTCTCTTGTATAAGACATCATTGCGCCTTCTTTAGAAAACATTCCAGCCGGAGTTGGAACGTGATCAATGAATAAACATATGCATGAAGGGTAACAACCAAATGCTGATACACATGAAATTTTTCCTGGACAGTTTACATCTCCACCATATGCACACGCTATCCATGAACCGCTACACTGGTTACAAACAATTCCACAGTTGTCATTGTCTGTTCTTGTTACACAGAAACCATTTGCTCTGTAACAACAATAATATGAAGAGTTAGTTGAACAATAAGTTAATCCGCCTTTACCACCTTCTGCACAAGCACAAGTTTCTTGACCACCTATACAGAATCTAACTTGAGTCGCTTCTGAACAACCTCTGAAACATAATGCAGTTGCATTACCACAAGATTGTCCAATGTATCCACAAATGAAATCTCCTGGAGCCATAGAAACTGTTTTACGAACATAAGCACCTGCATTTCCAGGTGTACCAAAACCACAGCAACACATTTCAGCGCCTGATCCGCCAGCACCCCAAATCTCTACTACCGCTGTACCTGATGTATCTGGATGGAAACAAAATCCGCACCAGAGTCTTGAGTAGTTAGTTCCAGGTGTGTAAACGTATATTCTGCCTTTTTCCAAATTTTCTTCGGTGACAGATACGAATGCGTCCTGTTTTGTTCCTAGTAATGATCTTAAACTAGCCATTGTTTCAATTTCTCCAAGTTAATAATAATGTTGTACAATAAAAAATATTATACAGCACCTACTATCCAACCATAAGTTGGACCAGTGTAAATTAAAGTCATAATAGCACCGTTCAAGTCAGCAGTTAAATCATCTGCCGCACCTTGAATCAAAGAGCCATTTCTTGCTATGGTTACTGCATTAGAACCAAAACTTGAAGTAGCGTCTATGACTTGAATTGTATCATTTATTAATAATGATGCATTCAAAGGTAGTGTGATTGTGAAACCAGCACCTGAACTGTCTGCTAAGATTCTATCATTTACAACTGCTTGGTAAGTTGAGTTCACTTGTTTAGTGACTACGCCAGCAGTTCCAGTTGTTGATATATATCTTCCCATTTTATGTTTCCTTTTTATGTATTTATGTTACTTTACTCAAAATTATGCTGTACTAGTTTCAATGCCCATTACAACAACCGAAACATTAGCACCACTTGAACGTGCTACTAACAGTTGTCCAGCATTTAAAACAAGTCCAGTTCTTTCTAGAACCCCATGAGACAGAATTTCTGTCTCAAATTCAACGTATTCTGATGAATCTGGAGTCGCCGCGTCCGCCACCGCTAATCTTACTGTGATGGCTTGATTACCTCTGTTACAAATACTCACTGTTGCAACTGTGAAAGTTGAAGCAGGTGTAGTATAAACAGTCGTATCGGTAGCGGCTGAAAGATTTGATTTTCCTATTCTTCCTGAAGCCATGTCCTATTCTCCTTTAACTATGTATTAAGTAGTTCATCGCTATCGGAACACCAGTTACACCTTTTTCAAAGTTCACCGAGCTCTGCATATTGATTGCTACTCCGTTACTTGTACTTATCGTATTACCTGTAATTACCACTAATCCAGCAGTAATTAAGTTAACATTGAGCGAACTTGCACCACCACCGATCTGTGAAGCGATATAAGTTCTAATTGCTCTCTGTGTCGGAACAATATTGTCGGAATTCGCCGCCATTGTTCCATCAGTTGAAAACTCACCAATTGAAGCACTAGTTCCACCTAATGCTAGATCTCCCAACTGTAATTCTTGTAATCCTGAAATGTTAAACGCATCTGCATTTAATGATGCAATACCAGTTGCCTGTTCTACGTTAAACAAGTCTCCAACTCTAAAGTTACCATCTTGGTCAGTTGAAGTAAAGAATACTCTTCCTCCACCACCTTCAACGGCTTCATTTGCCGGAATTGGATTCTGTGTAGGTAAACCTGGATAATTTGTTTCTGTTAAATTACCAGTACCTATGTCTAAGAAGTCATGTCCTGTTAAACGTACTTGTGAGTATCTTAATCTAATTGTTACTGCTTGTCCGTGTATAGGTGCTTCTGAAACTTTTATGTCTGGTGAAACTTGTAATAGAGCAGAGTAAGGAGTTTGTGTTCCTAACTGTGCTTGTACTGAAACCAGTTTGAAATATGAGTTTGGTAAGTGAGCAAATTGAATGTTTGAACCTGCTCTTGGTAATTCACTTAAACCTTCTACCTGTACAAATTTTCCAGATTGGAATGAATCTCTGAAACCACCTTGTAGTTCTGCAGTACCACCACTTGCGTAAGCAGTGTAGTTTGTAGAATCAATCGGTGTTGCAAAATTTTCATCTGCATAAAGTTCAAAAGAAGTTGTGTTCAACACTTTAGCGTAATATCTTACACCAGTGTTTAATTCTATCATACCAAGTATTCCAGTTAAAGTTACTCTATCTCCTGAACTAAAGTTGTGAGCCGCAGAAGTTGTAACAACAGCCGGACTTGCTTGAGTGATTGCATTCACAGTTGCTTGAGTACCTTGTTCAGTTACTGTTGCTGATGCTGTGACATAATCTTGACCTCTTGCAACAAATGTTGGTTGTCCTAACACACCATCACCAATGTATGCTTGAACAGGAGCGTCTACTGTGTTGTTTGGATCTGTAAATGTAACAGTTGGTGCACTTGTATAAGAAGCACCACAATCTAAAATTAATACTTTTGTAATTTTTTCTGAGGCAACCACTGCTCTTGCAACTGCTTGTCTTGCCGCTGTAGAACCATCACCTTGTGGAGCACCAATTACAACTCTCGGAGTAATTTCATAGATAGTTGTTGAATCTAAATCTGCCTGTACTGAAATACCACCTAGTGTGTCCCAACCTGCATTATTATCTGAGAATTTTTTAATTGTTGCAATTTTGCTTGATGCATTGTAAGTGTCAATGTAACCATATTGTCCAGCACCTAAACCTTCTGTGATAAACAATGCCATTCCTGGATACACACCACTTGCTGATGAATCTGCCGCCGCCAAAGTAATCTGAGTTGTGTTACCATCCTGTGCCGCGTTAGTCGTTGTAACATATCCGTCACCACCAAAGTCTGATGGATCACTTCCAGGTGTTTCACCTAATCTAATTTCGTATACACCACCTGTATTGTATGTTGCTGTTGTGCCATTTAATCCAAAACCATCACCTGTTATTGTGATTGTTGCATTAGAATATTCTCTACCTGCGTTTGCATACTGCATTGCAAGAATTTGATCACCATCTGTGAATACTGAATCTATCAAAGCATCAGTTGATCTGTTGTCTACTGTACAAGTAATTGGAACTTCTGTGCTATCAACACCTTCTGCAACTGTACCAAAATCACCATATGATGAGTTACCGTTTGTTGCTCTAATCTTACCACCATTTTCTGCTAGGTAACCAATGTGTCCGTAGTATGAGAACACTGATACAAGTTCTGCTCTACCTAGGTTTGTAATCCAACAACCAATACCATCGGAAATTACCTGTGTAAAGTCATTAGCAACGATAGAATCATTACCACCTGCGTGTAAATCACCATCAATTTTTAAACCTGTTGCACCAGTACCAAAGTTTGTTACGTTTTGTACGTAAGGTGATCTACCACCTACTCTTGATACGTGTTCTTCCTGTACTGCGTTTGCAGTTGCACTTACCCATCTATGTTCGTACTGTTGTCCTCCTGGACTTGCACCAACATTTACTTGAATTGTTGTAGGAGTAATTGCTTCCACCATTAATTCTGCACCTGCCGCCGGGTCTGACGCTCTAGGATAATCATGATTTGAATTGTAATTGTCCTGAGCACATTGGAAACGTAAACTTGCTGTTGTAATTCTTATAGTGTCACCTGGTTGTAATTGGTGTGCACCAATTGTTAAAACAGTTGTTCCTGTTGCAGGATCATATGTACCATCTGTTGGTGTAAATTGACCTGTGCCAGCCTGAGTAGTTGCAATCCATGTTCTGTAATCGTTTGGACCAAATCCTGGATCTAATGAAACAAACGCACCTGCTGTTGGACGTTTTGTACCATAACTGTTTGCTGATCCTAATGTTCCTGATAAACCTTGTAGTGTACAGTTTCTTAAACCTGTAGCATTTCTCATATAGAACATATCTTTAGTTGTGCTACCTTGTACAGAATTTACATACCATTTAGCACCTTTTAGTGTTTCATAGTTACCTGTGTAGTACAAGTCATGCATAATTCCATCTACATAATCTTTAATATCATCTTCACAATCAGTTTGATTGAAGTTCAATGTAGGATTTTGTCTTTTCACATATTCAGACACTTCTCTAGCAATGAATTCTCTGTTTGCTAATAATCTTAAACGTGCATCTGTGTAGCCTGCTGTCGTGTTAGGTATGTTAGAACCTGTCATTGCCGGCTCTGCACCGTTGGCATTGATTTTGAAATCAATGTATTTCTCAATGTTGTCTGCTAGAGTTGTTGCCGCACTTGCCGCCGCCGCTGAACCTGCCGGTACTGCTGTGTTTTGTACTAACAAGTTACCACTTGTAACTCCTGTTACTGTTAGAACTACATCTGCACCTAATGGTGTTGCCGCATTGTTACTGTTTGCATTACAACTTGTTGCTGACGGAATAGTAATTGTATCATTTACAGCATAACCTTGTCCTGGCTGTGTAATTGTAATTGAACTGTAAGATTGGAAAGCATTACAAACGATTGTTACTTGTAAACCTGTACCTGAACCAGTTGTTGTCGTTGCAACACTTGTTCCAGTAACGTCATTCAATCCTAAAACTGTTCCTGCTGTAGGTGTTAAACCTGTTGTACCACCTGCTGGTGTAACTGTAACTGCATTGTTTTGAATTACATCACCAATGATTGCTTCCATACGTTGGATACCTTGTAAACTGTACTGTACATCACTTGTATTAACAATAGCACCTGCTGGTCTGATGTTTGTTGATCTTAATTCGTCTCCAACAACTGCACATCTTTCTTTTACACTCATTGGTAAAATTTCTTGGTATGTTCCAGTTTTTACGTTCAATGTTGTGTTTGGATACACTTCAGCAGGTACACTTGTAACATTACCAGCCGTAATTGCATTTGATGAAAGTGTCATCAATGTTTCAATTTGTGCTGATGTGCCTGCTTCAGCAACTTTTGTTAAATCTGAAACTTGTAAAGTTGTTCCTTGTGATGGACTGTAACTTGTATTGTTTGCAACAACTTGTTGAGCAATGTATGCCGCTCTTACGATAGCCGCCGCCGTTTCATCTGTTTGTCCAGTTACATATGAAGCACCTGCTGGCGTGAAATAACTTAATGCCGCCATTCTTGATTTTCTGTTACCACCGTGTCTTAAATCATGTAACGTTGCTTCAATAAGAATACCAATATCTCTTCTACATTTTGTTGCGTTGTATGTAAATGCACCTGTGAATGGAGAAATTGCACCGGCAATCTGTGCATTGATCCAAGCAATAGTTTCATCTTGAATAAATGCTTTGTTTCTTTCTAAAAGATTTACTGCTTGTGGATTTCTTGGTCCTTTGTCCATTTGATGTAGTGCATATCTTATAGATTTCCATGCTCTATCTAAAGTTACACCACCATCTGGTGCTGGAACATCAGTTCCATCTGGACTTACATAATAAACTTGATCAATTTGTCCAACGTAACCCCATTCAGGTAAAGTACCTGCTGAGTTTACAACAAGTGCTTGTCCTGGTGAACCAATTGCTAATCTACTTGGGCCTGAAGCACCGTAAATTAATAAATCACCTTGTGCAGATAAAGTATCATTCTCTGGACCACCTGCTAATAATTGCCAAACTGAAGTGTCAACACCTGCCCCTGGTGCGTAACCTGGTTCGTTAATTGTGCTTGGTCCTACATTGTTTGCTGTGTGTGATGTTACAGCAACATAAGAAGTATCAGTATTGATTGCACCTCTTACAATGTCACCTTTATCATAGTAAGCCGCATTTGTCCAAGTACCTTTCCAGTATAAACCTTCGTTTAGTTTATCCCAGTATAATACATTCGGTGGTCTGTTACCTGTTGTGTCTGCAATTGAAATATAAGTTACACCGCCAACTCTAACAACGTCACCTGTTTTGTAAGCCGTACCGTTGTTGTAATCACCTTTTAAACTGAAACCTGTTACAAATAAATCCCAATCACTTGTTTGTGTAGATGGATTTTTATTTGAGTTAAGAGTCAATGCAACATATTGGAAACCTCCGTATGTTACAATGTCACCTGGTTGATATTGTGTTCCTGAATTCCATGAATCTTCAAACTCTAAACCTGGAATGAATAATGACCAGTTCGCCGAGTCTGCATTTAAATCTGTTGTTGATGTGTGTCCTGCTGTTGCAATGTATAAGTTTGCACCATACTTAACAACATCATTTACTTTGTATCTTGTTGTACCTGCGTGAGCACCTTTGTATTCGATACCTGGATGTACTGCTTGCCATTTTGCTTGGTCTGGTTCTAAACCTAATGCAGTTGTTGCCGCTGAAGTGTGTCCAGTGATACAGATGTAAAGTTGTCCACCATATCTAACTGTGTCGTTGGCTTTGTATCTTGTATTAATTGCCCAGTTGTTTAACCAATTGAAACCTTTTGCAAATGATTCCCAGTTTCCTGAGTTTGCTTCTAAACCGTCTGCTGTTGTTGCCGCAGAAACGTGTGCAACTGTACAAAGATAAATTGAATTTCCATATCTTACTAAATCGTTAATTTTGTATCTTGTGTTGATTGCCCAATCTGATGTGTAATTAAAACCTTCAATGAAAAGATCCCATTTTGCAAGATCGGCTTCTAAGCCATCGTTTGCAACTGCTGTTGATGTGTGACCTGTGTTACAAATATAAATGTATCCACCGTATTTTACAATGTCATTTGGTTTGTAAGTTGTGTTAAGACTCCAGTCACCTTTCCATTCTTGACCATCGGACATCAATGCCCAATTTGCCGCTGTTAAATCTGATTGAAATTCTGATGCCGCAGTGTGATTAACCACACAGATATATGTTCTACCACCATATCTTACTACATCATCTACTGAATAAACGGCTCCTGTGTACCAAGAACCTTTCCATACAAATCGAATTCTACCTAATTTAAACTCAGCCATTGTTGCTATATCCTCTGTTTAAAGTTATTTATCATTATGAGCCATATCCGTTAGAGTCGTCAATTGCACTAATCGGATCCCCTTCATTTAGTTCAGTACTTGCTGTTCCTCCTGTAAAGAAGTTCAATGCCATTAAGTATCCGCCCATTCCACCATTCAAATTGGTTACATCAGGGAATACAATTTGACCATCTGTTGGGAACGCTTCATTGAATATTTCTCTGTTTCTTACTTTAATTTGACCTGCTCTGAAACCAGAAACGTTCAAGTTAGCACCACCACCTGATACTCTGTTACCAATATAAGTTACGATTGCTCTCTGTGTTGGTACAACATTGTCGGAATTAGCCGCCATTGTTGCATCTGTACTAAATTCTCTAATTACAACTTCTGTTCCACCAAGTACAACACCACCTAAACTTAATTCTGATAAACCTTGTAGGTTGAATAAGTCTGCGTTTAGTGTAACAATACCAGTTGCCTGTTCTACTTCAAATAATTCACCAACTCTAAAGTTACCGTCTTGGTCAGTTGACGTGTAGAATACTCTACCACCACCATTGTTTGCAACTTCTCTTGCAGGTTGTGGCTCATAGCCAGTTGTAAATCCTGTGTTTGTGTAAAGTGTTGGATAGTTTGTTGTGGTCAATCCACCAGTACCAATATCTAAGAAGTCATGACCTGTTAATCTAACTTGTGAATATTGTTGTCTAATTGTAAATGTTTCCTCGTGATTAGGAGATTCATTTTCTTTAATACTTGGTGACACTCTAAATTGTGCTGTGATATTCGGTGCCGCACCTTGTACATTTGTAATCTGTGTTACTCTATAAATCTGATCGTCGATTCCGTTAATGTAGAACAAGTCACCAGGACCTGGTTCTCTTGACAATTCTTTAACCTGAATTACTTTGCCAACTTGATATTCATCTTTGAATCCGTCACCATCAATAGTTGCACTTACGTTGATAAATCCTGTACCTCTGTTTGTGAATGTTGGTTGTGCTAACACTCCATTTGCTGTTCTCGCCTGAACACTTACATCTATTGTATTTGTGTTATCAGTGATTGTGACCGTTGGTGCACTTGCATAACCTGAACCTGGATCAAAAATTTGTATTTTAGATACCTTACCTGCGTTTGTAATTACTCTACAAAGTGGTGGAGCACCTTTTTTCAAAATTGTTAAATTACTCATTGGTCCTGTTGATAATGGAACAAAGTAATTGCCACCTGATCTTCCTCCAACTATTCTTCCGAATGTTCCTGACAATGTTGTTAACTGTTTCCAACTTACACAGTCATAACTGTAAGCAACTTCACCTGAAGGTGTAATTGCAACAAAAGTTCCTTGAGACCAAGTAACATTGTATGGTCCTGTGTGTGGTGGAGCATCTGATTCTGTCCATACTGTTGTTGCACTTGTTGAACTCTGTGCCACGTTGGCATTTGAAACAAAGAATTTGTTTGCTGATGTTGAATCATCAAATGGTGAATCTTGCACAGTTGCAACAAATTTTCCACCTAAGTATTGTAAAGAATTAACAAGATATCTTGCACCACCGATGTCAGCCGCCAATTGCCATGTAACACCATCGTCGATTGATTCCCAAGTTTGACCTAGGTTGTTTGATAAAATAAACAGTCCGTTACCTGCCGCGGCATAATGGAATACCGGAGTTGATCCATCATATGGTTCAACTTGTTGACTTGTCCATGAGTTACCTTCATCTGTTGATCTGTAAACAACACCTGTTCTTGAAGCAACAATCCATGTGCTACCTTCATAAGCAACACCTGTGAAAATATCAGCACCTAAATTACTGCTGATATCACTCCAACTTGCACCGTCTTGAGATCTTGCAACTGTACCATCAGTTGACACTGCCATAAACCAATTAGCACCGCCTTCTAAGTCTGTCCAGTTTGCAGTTGGAACTGCGTTTCCAGTTGTCCAATTTGCGCCATCTGTTGTTCTTAAACCTCTACCATTACCTAATAACACAGTTACGTTTGATGCACCTACTCTTCTTTCTGCACCTATATCATAATTTCCTGCAAGTGGAATACTTGCTGTTGTGTTACTGTATGCTGGTTCTGAAACTTGAATTCTTGGTTCAATAAAATATTTTGTTGAAGGATCTAATTCTGTTTCAATTTTAAATCCACCTAATAAATGTTGCCAACCTGGTGTATTATCAAATTCTTTTTTGACTGTACAAACTTTTGTTAATTCATTGAATGTATCAATAATTGCGTATTGTCCTCTACCTGTACCTTCCCAAATATAAATTCTTTGTCCAACTGTTTGTGCAGTTGTACCTTGGAACTGTTCATTTAATTTGATAGATGTTGAATCACCTGTGATTGCTGGCCCTGATTTACTTGTATAACCGGCACCACCCGCTGGTGTTGAATCACCAGGTCCTAATATTCTAATTCTGTTAACAGCATTGTCCCTTGTATTTTCATATGCAATAGAACCTGCCGCACCTTCACCTGAACCTGTAATTGTTATTGATGCAGATGTGTAGTCTTGTCCTGCGTGATCATATGCAAAAGCAAATATTTCGTTTTCATCATTGTACACAGCATCTACAGTTGCTTCACCTGTTCTGTTGTTAAATTTCCCTGTGATAGGAGTTTCAGTTGGTGTAACACCTTCTGCAACTGAACCAAAATCTCCATAAGAGTTATTTCCATTCGTTGCTCTTACTTTACCGCCGTTGGTTGCAAGATAACCTATGTGGCAATAGTATGTGAATACAGAAACAAGTTCTGATCTTCCTTCTCCGTTTGCCCAATAACCAATACCGTTGTCAATAACCTGCGTAAAGTCATTGGCAACCACTGATCTGTAACCGCCTGCGTGTAGGTCGCCATCTACTTTTAATCCAATACAGCCTGTTCCAAATGTTGAAACGTTTTGTACATAACACGATTTACTTGTAATCCAAGCACTTGCGTCATTCACACCTGTTCCTGGATTTAATGAAACAAAAGCACCACCTGTTGGTCTTTTTGTACCATACTCATTAATAGCACCAAGTGTTCCTGTTAAACCTTGCAGTGTCATGTTTCTGATACCTGTTCCATTGTTTACATAGAACATATCATAACCAGTTTCATAACCTGCCGCTGGTTTGACTGTTGTACTTCTTAATTCATCTCCCACAAGTGCCACATCTCTTGGAACTGTGATAGGTAAAATTTCTTCATATATTCCTGTTTTAATGAATATTGTTGCTGGTGCTCTATTTGCCAAATCACCTTGAATATAATCACAGGCAAATTTTATAGTTCTGAATGGAGAACTTAATTTGTTACCTGCTGATTCTATGTCCACTCCTTCTGGCGCAACGTAGTAAACTTTTTGTACTTTGTCAAAATCTTCCCAGAAAGGATAACTGTTTGTGCCTGCTTTTAATAATTGTCCAGATGTTCCAATACCAATTCTTAATCTTGTAGAATCATCTGCTTGAGTTTTGATATCACCAGGATATTCTAATACGTTTGGTGCGTGACCTTGTGCCACTAGCGTCCAATATGGACCAACGTTGTCTGATGCAAAATCTAATGGTGGTTTTGCGTCTGAAGAATTTGCTTCATGTTTTAAAATACATTTGTAGAGTGTGCCTGCCACTGTAACAAGGTCACCTGGGAAATAAGTAGATTCACCTGTAACGCCACCTATATCTTGATCCACCCAAGGACCTCTGAACATATTTCCTGTGACCAATAACTGCCATGGAAAAGGTTCATCTGTGCCTGGATCGTACACATCTCTTGTGTCAGGTCCAACATCAGAATTTGTTCTTACAGCAATGTATAAATCACCACCTGCTCTTACAACATCTCCTGTTTTGTAAACATAAGGTTGAAGTTGACCATTTTGTATAGTTTGTCCTACCCATTCTCCTTTGAATGTGTAACCTAAAACCTGTGCTTCCCAAGTGTTTGTGGAATCTGATAATGTTGGAGTGATACCAATGTTACTTACAAGTGCAACATATGTGTAACCTCCGTAAAGCACAACATCACCTTGTTGGTAGTATGTTGATTCATCCCATAGGTCTTCGTATTCTAAACCCGGAATCCATAAACTGAAATTTGCTTCAACCATTCTTGGATCAGTTGCCCAGTGACCTTGTGACACCTGCCACATACCTGGAGACCATCTTACTATCTCATTTGGTTTGTATCTTGTGCCTCTTGCATAATCACCAACGTAACTGATACCAGTTAAAACTAATTCCCATTGATCTGTGTTTGCTTCTAAACCATCAGCAGTATTGTTTGCTGTTCCTGTAATTGAAACTGATTGGATTGCGCCTGCACCGTCCACAGTGTTTACTGTAATTACGGCATCGTGTGTACCAAGGTCTCCGCCTAGTGCCGTTCCAACAATATTAAATGTGTTTAAGTTTGCGTAACCTGTACCTGCGTTTGTGATGTTTACATAGTAAGTTGTTCCTACTCTCCAAACAAAAAATGCCGCATTAGTTCCAGTTGCTCCTGTTGTGTATGCTGGATTTGTCCAGTTGTTCACTGGTGCTGATCTGTGTCCTGTTAAACATCTGTAAAGGTTACCACCGTATCTAACAATGTCATCTGGATAGTATAATGTATTTTCTGTCCAAACATTTCTCCAGTTGTCTGATCTAGAATATTGATCCCAATAACTTGCATGGAAAGCCAATCCTGCATCTGCTGTTGAAGATGTGTGTGCTGTGTTACATTTCCAAATTGAACCACCATAGATTACAGTTTGGTCAACGTTATACAATGTGTTTGGTTGCCATACAGTTTGCCAATCTTCTCCACGTGCAAAGTAAACCCATTTTAATTCGTCACCTAGTACACCATTGTTGGCATCTGCATTTGAAATATGTCCTTCGATACATTTGTAAATTAGACCACCAACTTTTACTAGTTCACCTATTTTGTAGAAAGTAGCCGGTGCCCAGTCGCCAGTCCAACTTTGACCATCCATCATCTGTGTCCATTTAGGAGTAGATGAATTTAGATCATTATAAAAATTTGAGTCTGATGTGTGTACTTCGATACAAACATAAACTTTTGCACCGAATCTTAAAACGTCATCTTTTACATAGAGAGTGCCTGCTGACCAATCACCTCTCCATTTAAAACGTATCCTATCTATTCGAAAATCTGCCATTGACTAATTCCTTACTACTATTTATTTCCTCTAACTACTATAAGGTTCAACGTATCCTAAATACGTTTGTGCCTCGTTAACTTTTAATACTAATTCACCATCTTTATTCACATAGTAAAACAGGTTTCTTCCGTCCCATTTGTACTGCTCATAAACAAGATTGTCATAAACTTTTCTGTGCTGTTGATCTCTGCCTTCAAAGAAATCTTCTCCTCTTGAAAAGTTGTTATAATTTGCGTCAATATTTCCTGGTCTATTCAATTGTACACCATCTTCCAGTTCAAGCAAATCTGCTTTTACCATGTACAATTCACCATTTTCAGTTCTGCGTAAACCATAGAAATATCTGCTGTTTGCCAGCGACTTCTGTAATTCATCTATGCCTACGCCAAAAACTTGTGCCATCTATTAACTCACTATGTTTATTGTGTTACCCATGCCTGAATGGATTGTACATTGATAATACAATGTGCTTGGTGCATCCATTGGCACAGTAAAAGTTTGTGTTCCACTTGTTGAACCACTTACGCCTGATGTGTAAGGTGAACCACCATTAGAAACTCTAATTTCAAATGGGTGTGCTGTTCCTGTTGTGTTTACAAGAACGTATGTGTGTCCTCTCGTCAAGTATAATACTGGATCATTTGTAGCAGTTGGGAAACCTGGACCACTAAATGTGTAATCACTTGCGCCATTGTTTCCAATACTCCATCTTATTACTGGACCATTTTGTAAAACCCATGCAGTTCCATTGTAGTATATCACATCACCTTGTGCCGCTCCCGAAGCCGTTACATCTGACAAATCGTTCAATGCTGTTGAAGCCGAAGAAGATGTAACAAATTCTAATGCTGTACCTGAACCATTTACTTTAACAAATCTACCTGCCGCACCTGTAAAGTTTGCAGGAGTGTCTGATAAGCCTACGAATGTTGATGTAATTGCTGGTTTGTTTGTTAAATTGTTGTAATTTAAAAAGTATGTGCTGTCCAAACCATCCAATGTGTCAGCGTCTAGTCCGCCGCCACCTGATGTTGCATCATTCGCCGGTGCCCATTGTGTACCGTTCCATTTTAAAACTTGTCCTGATGATGGAGCAGAAGTTGTTGTGTCAACATCTGATAAAGCATCAATTGAAAAATTGTTTACAAGTGTTAAACCATCACCAGTACCATTAACTCTCAAGAAACCGTTTGCATAACCTGAAAAACTTGTTGGTGTATCTGTAAGTGCTAAGAAGGTAGTTGCACCACCGCCACCGCCACCTTGAGCGATTGTTCCTGGTTTCCATTTGCTTGTACCTTGGTCCCAAACAAGTGCTTGTCCGTTTGTTGGAGCCGCTGTTGAAGTATCTACATCCGATAAAATGTCAATGGATTTGTTCTCATCTGCGAGTTTAACCCATGCACCTGCGTGAGCATAGTAAGAAGCATTCTCAGAATGAACGTGGGCGAACATTCCGTGATACGTACTTGCATCTGGCAGATCTGAAAAATTAGTGTATAAAAAACTTACTTTGTTTGAACCTGTTGCGTTTAATAATTGATTGCTGACAATAGTCAGTGCTGTACCGTTTCCAAGTGCAGTGTATAATTCACTGAAATTGGAATTCAGTTTTGTACCAGCATCACGTAACGAGTCACCTTGACCATCGTTAGGCAAAATACCGGTGTTAATTAGTTGTCTTGTCATTCGTTTCCTCCCACGTTTTTAACTTCTATCGAATGTTATTTCGTTACTATCCATATTATATGTTGTCTTATCAAATGTAAACGGAGTTGTTTCTGTAACAACTGTTTCATCTGTTTGTGGATATGTGATAGTACCATCTCCACGATTACTGTTCAATCTAACAACAAATTCTCCTTCATCATTGATGTAATAATTTAAATTTACATCATCCCATCTAAATTGTTCATACTTTAAATTTTTAAATGGTTTGCTATGATTTAAATCTCTTCCTTCATAAAAATCATAACCTTGATCAAATTCTTTATAGTTGTCGTCAATGTTTCCAGGTAAGTTAATTGTTACCGGATCATTTGCAGACAGTTGGTCAACTTTACCAATGTATAATTCTCCTTCGTCGGTTCTTCTCAAACCATAGAAGTAACGATCCTTTACACCGTTTTCTAAATATACATTTGTATCTTGTCCAACCGTATTCGACATCTTAACTTATCTCCACATAACTTAACACACAATCAAGTGAGTCATTAATGTTTGACTGTACGTTCAAACTGTTTTGACTTGCTACAATTAATTTTTCTCCTGAGTTTAACACACGTAAACTAGAGTTTGGTGCAATCAAAA